TATGGAGGAGCTCGTGGTGGTGCAAAGACAATGGGTACAGCGTTAGCGATAGCACTTGAGGTAATAGAGATTTATACAGACCGAGAGATGTCAGAGCGTGGAATCAACAAAAAGGGTTTCCGGATGAAGATAGATAATGGAATCAGGATTTTTTATAAGTATTTAATAGACTATCGGAATTATATGGGAGTAGTAGCGAGAAGAACAATCCCTGCAATCAACACGAATACGTTGGTGGAGATGGGAAAGGTGTATCCGTATTTTCGTGGGAAGTTTAACAAGAAGGATTATTGTTGGCGTTTCCCATCTGGAGCTAAGATATATCTTAGACCGTTATCTGATGATGATACATTGGAGTTTTTTCAGGGTCCAAACTTCCACAGATTTGTAGTAGAGGAGTTAACACAGTATGAGCAAGAGATGATAGAGATGGCGGAGTCTTGTTGTAGAAGTGCAGAGCCTATAGATGACAGTTTCCGAATACCGGCGAAGATAATTTACACAACAAATCCGGGAGGCAGGGGTCATAAGTGGGTAAAGGAGAAATTTGTAGATGTATGTCCTCCGTTGCCTGATGGTGAGCAGATATATGTTCCTAAGTTTGATATATATTATCAGCCATTGAAAGCTAATAAGCCTTATGTAACGAAGTCAGGAGAGCGTTTATTATTTATACCATCGTTAGTATTTGACAATCCTCATTTAGCAGAGAAAGATGAGCGTTATGTATCTAATCTTTTGAATAAGAATAAGATATTACAGAGTATGTGGTTGTTTGGCAGATGGGATAAGTTCGCGGGACAATTTTTTGATATGTGGAATGAGGATAAGCACGTAATAGACGAGTATGAGTTTTACAAGGTAAAGGGAGCTGTTGAATTAATAGAGGCACGTAGATTGTTTGATTGGAAAGAGAATGGTTATCGTCTTTATATGTCAAATGATTATGGTTTTTCTGAGAAGAGTGCTTGGGCTTGTGGAATGTATGCAGTTGCTAAGGATATGAGTATCATTAAGTTTGATGAGATAGTGGAGAGTGGCTTATCTATTGTAGAGCAGGCACAATATACTAAGAAGATATTACACGATCGCCACAGGCTTTATATAGATGATTTTGATATAGTTGTAGCAGACCCTAAGAGTTATTGGGAAACGAGAGATGCCGGCAGTAATTTTTATACATTTTATGATGAGTATGCGAAAGAGGGAATTTATTTAACTAAAGGTAAGAATGATAGAGTAACCGGAGCTGCTGCAATGGTTGACGCTTTACGAATGCAGCCTAATGGATTGCCAAGAATGAGACATTTAAGTTGTTGTCAAAATACTAATTCATCTATACCTAATCTTCCGGCAGATCCTCGCAACCCGAATGACGTTGATACAAAGACTTTTGACCATTGCTATGATGAAGAAAGATACTTCCTTATGATGTTACTTGGAGGATTTGTAGAAATAAATCTTGACAAAAAAGATACATCGTTTAGGGCTAAGTTGAAGGCAGGAATTATAGCAAATGAAACTGTGCAAGGAGAATTTGCACGAGATTATTTAAGTTATTAAGGAATAAAATGCAAGAAACTCAAACGAATAATACAGTAACAAGGATAATGACCTTACGAGACGCTTCAATTTCCGGCTGGGCAGAAGCTACAAAGAAGAGTGAGCTTGTAAAGACCTTCATTGAACACGAACCTTATACGGCAAAACAAATACAAGAAGCAAATAAATTTCATAAACCATTAATGAAGTTTGGTGTAATCATATCTAAGTTGATTGCACTTGAAGGTCAAGAGATAGCCAATAGACGTAAGACTATTTTTGAAGCAAGATATCCTACATCAGACAGAGTAATACACACATTATCGGATAATTGGGATTATATATGTCAGAGAGAAGAATTAACTACAAAACTTGTAAAGACTATGTCAATGGGATTATGTTATCCTATTATGGGTTGGCTCAGAAGGTTTATTGATATTGATGATTATGGTCAGCTTACTTTCAAGTATGATGTATTAGACAGTTTTTTAGTACACCCGGATTGTACATTCAAGAAACTTAATTTATATGATTGTGACTATGTAGCTATTGATGAGTGGATGACCAGAGACGCAATAAATACAAAATTCAAACCTAATCCTTTTACTGCATTAGAAATACAATCTTCATATAACGAGGTTCAATCAAGAGTCGGAGAAGGATATTATAATTCAAAGCAAGTAATAGACGGAGATAAATACCTTGTAGTACAACACGAGGACAGAGTAAGTACGAAATTAGAAATTGTTGATGTTAACGGTCAGATAATGTCATTAACTAAGCAAGAAAGCGATAGGTACGCAAATAATGGAAATAAAGTTGACTATATAAAAGACGCTGTCGGAACACGCATTAAAGTAACTTCTATATTACCATCACACGATCTTGTATTACAGAAAGAAGAGTACAAGTTTGATACTTCAAGATTTTCATTCTTCCCTTGTGCAAGCTATGACTGGGCTATGGAAAAGCGTAAACAACCATCATTAATGTATTTGATAACAGATGTACAAGACTCTATATCTAAAGCTAAGTCTCAACACGCTGATATGATGTCACAAGTATTGAAAGAGATTTATCCGATTAACCAAATGGAAGATACTGCAATTAAAGACCTTGAGGCAAATCGTGGTAATCCATTCCAAGTAGTAAAACTTCGCAATATGAATAATTGGGGTGGCAGACAAACAGGTGGCGGTAATGTCGCTGCATTGAATGCAATACACGCTGATATGTTATTATCGTTAGAATGGATAAATGAAATATCTAATGTAACTCCCGCGATGGAGGGTAAGGGTGGTAAATCAGGCGAAAGTGGTGCTTTATTTGACGCTAAAGTTGAAAGAGGGCTTGTAGCCACTAACCCATATTACGAAGAGAAATCAAAGTGTAATCTTCGTTTAGCACAGGATTATTTAGAACTCGTAAAAGATGTTTACTTTGAAGATGATAGAATAGTTGATAAAAAAAGAAATAATAAAGGCGGATTAGATTTTGAGATTATAAATGTTAAACTTGGGGATGTTACTTATAACGATGTAAGAACTGCAAAAGCACAGGCTGTTTTAGACAATGGAGATAGCAGCCCGATACAGAGAGATAAAACTTTCAATCAAAATCTTGCTATGATACAAACATTATTAAATGCAGGATACCCTCCTAACGCAATAGATTGGACTATAATAATTGAGAATTCTAATCTTAAAGATAAGGCGGAGTGGATAAAGATGGCACAAAAAGGTATGTCAATTCAAGATATGCTTGCTGAAGAACAATTCGTAAATGAAAAGCTGGCACAAGAAATGCCACAACAATCACAACAACAAAGACAATAAGGAGTAATTAAAAATGCCAACAGAAGAAAGAGAACAAGAGATTGTTAAAACTTCTATTGACGGTATTGAAATTGATGGAAACATTGAGGATATTATCGGCAATAAAGAAGAAAGCAACACAGAACAAAAAAAACCCGAACCCAAAAAGGGAGACCCGGACACTGAAAAGTCTGGAGAGCTGCCTTCTGAATTTGCTGAGAGTTATAAAGGAAAAAGTACTGACGAGCTTATTGGCGAAATCTATAAGAAACAACAGCACATAGGAAAACTCGGAAATGATTTAGGTGAAGCACGAAAAGGCAAAATCGCAAAAGTAAGTCCGCTTCAAGAACTTGAAGAAGAAGAAGACTCTCTATCTTCTCGTCTTAATAAGATAGACAAACAACTTAAAGATGATTTTGACGCTGAACTTGATTCAGATGATGATGTTTTCAAAAAACTTAGCAAACGGAAAGAAGGACTGCTAAAACAACAACGAGAACTTTCTAATAAAAAAGCAGAGATTAGAATTTCGGAAACAGTGCGTAAGACTATGTACTCCGAAAAGAATAAGGAATTGCTCGAAAATCAGAAAGCCGATGTTACAAAGCAGTTAGGACTTGAGGAAATACCCAACGACCATTGGGATATTATTTCCAATAAAGCACAGGAATACGCAGGAATAGGCAACTCAATCTCAAACGATGATGTACAAGCAGCAGTGATTAAAACCTATGGTGCTGATTTCGTTTCCAAAGCTAATTCAATTAACGCACAACAGAAAATTAGAAATGATATTGCAAGTGCTTCACAAAAAACAATGCCAATATTAATAGGTAAACAAGGCGGTGTAAATTTAGAAAATATGACAGATGAACAACAGATTAAAATGATTGACCACCTTGAAAAAACAAAACAATACGCTGCTCTTGACGCTTTTTCTAAAAAGATTAAAGCAATGAGACGACAGCGTAGTTAACTGTAACCATATTAGTTATTAAACCTCTAAACAAATACAAGAGGTAATAAAATGCCGACAAAACAAGTAACAGATACCCATAATTTTGGAGTAAGAGATAGAATGATGAGAGCTGAAATATACAGACAAC